AACAGGCTCTTGAATTCTGACTTGCTTCTTTTTCTTAATCTTGTGTTCAGATGGCTCGATAACGATACTTTCAACAGGAGTGGCTTGTAATGATTTGACTTGTTGAGCTTGGATCATCTCGATAGTTCGAGTTAACAAATTAAAAAAGTCTATTCCTTCATAGAAGTCTGCGGTTTTGAATTGATTGTTGACGAGCAGTGCAGAAGGTACTTTTTGAATCTTGTTTTGTTTGAGAACAAACTCTCTGGTCGCTGGATTGTCAATATTGATCAAGACGGTCTGAATATGCGGACTTACGTATTGGACCTGAGGCATCACCTGACTACATACACGAGAAAAGTCACTATAAAAGATGAACAATGTTTCTTTCGGAGAAGTTATGGGAGCAATCGAAGGATTCATTTTATTATTTAAAACTATGTTTAAATCCAATAATATTAAAAACAATTTTGTTTATTTCTAGGCCGAATAGAAAGATGAATAGATTCGAGCAGAACAATATTCCTTTTCCAAAACCAATCGATATTATCAACAACGAGGTAGACTGGAACGGTGTAAACGCGTTACAAAGCACAGACGCTCTCTTTAGAGATGGCAAACCTCAAGACCACCCTTATTACACCTCTTATACAAACGGTAATGCTAAATTCGATTACTGGAAACAATTCAAAGACGTAAACTACTCGTACACTACCAATAACGCGAGTGTATACAAGGGACTCGGCGACCTTAATGATACGCGTTATGCTGTATGGACCCCTAGAGAACGCTATCTGACATTGATGAGTCCAAAGAGTTTAGAGTTTATTCAAACAATTATTACCAGGATGTTAACTGGAGTTCATCCTGAAGGCAAAAAGATCGTGGTACCAATAGACACTATTAAGAGTGTTGCAGATAGCGTGTACACTGCAGCACACCAAGATGTGAACGTGATGCAAAAGATGATTATCTCGTTTATTGTTGATACAATTAAGACTGAGTATGTTTCAGAGCAGCGCAACTCAAACTTGAGTATATGGGTAACAAAGTATGACGAGGAGAGTGGTATGAAGCAGTTTAACGACGTGAAGTTAAATCAAAAGATGAGACTGAGTGATGCGAGTTTCCAATGGAGATATTGATAAATTTGTTTTTATTCTCTTTAAAGAAGTATAAATCCCTTTCAAATGAATCGTAAAACAAATAACCAAATCAAGGCTACCGTTCTTGAAGACGTATTTAACCCTCCACCACCACAGCGCCAATATGCTACCACTAATAGTAGCGGAATCAAAGGTATGAGTGAAGTAAACAACAACGGTCTTCAATATGGAGGACGTCCTCCTGTAGGCAAATCGTTTGATAGCAAGTTTACTTTGATTGATGACAATTATAGTTTGAATACAGGACCAGAGCCTCCTCGAGGTGATCGCCTCTACGAGGCTCAGAGCCCAAAGGGTGATCGTTTTTCTAATCCTGATCCTAGATTGAAGTCAAAAGCATTAAATTCGTTTTCTAATCATAATGGATTGAATTTGAATCGTGATTTTAATATTGTTGCAGAGAGTGAGACTGACACAATACGAGGCGCGGTAGCGGAGATGTATCCAGATGTGTTAACTGTGAAAGTAGTCGATAATCAGGGGTTTGGGATATATAAGGCGATAATCGACACAATGACCTCGGGAGATACCAAGTATATAGTTCTGATCGTGCCAAGAGATTCACAGACTAGGGTAGGTACTCAGAGATATGTAAGTCAGTTGCCTTGGGTCAGTTTCCAGACACGTTCTACAGAAGAGATTTATAAGGAGATGAATGGGTTTAAGTTGTCTCCACAACCGTATCAGTTGGCTTCGAAGAAGAGTTTGTTATATGATAAGATCCGAGTGGTAGAAGAGCGTCCAGACAGGTGGGTTTATAAGCCTGAGAATGTGAATGTGAAAGTAGAGTTGTTGAAGAGAAAGCCGGAAGACCAGTTTGCGCAGGAGGGCTACATTGCGAATGCGTTAGAGGCGTTCAGAACAATTATAACTATTGTTTCTTGAGCAAATAGTTGTTTTGAGCGTTTTGTCGCGCAAAATGACAGATTTATTACAAATGGGTGATAAATCAGACGAGTTTAGAGAATATAAATAGAAAATCGTAAAGAGGACTTAAAAAGAAGACCACGTTTTGTAATCAGAGTATCTTTTAAACGACTTGAGGAGAGATTGAAAATTTTATTTTTTTTCTTGCGTTATATTAAACATAAATGTCCTCTAACACAACCTCATCCAATTTAACAGCTGGTTTCATTGACTTAGCAACTTATGACGAACCTGAAAAGTATATGTACGGTGGTGACAACGGTACTGTTACTTACTTCGTTAAGAAGTTACGTAAATCTACTTGGTTCACTATTGCTCCAACCGTTTTATCCATTTCCGGAGGTAATCCAGGATTTGGTCAAAACTGGGGATACAAGATCTCTCGTGCTGGTGACTACTTGTTAAGAACTTGGTTACGTATCCAATTACCAGCAGTTACTTTAGGTACTGCTCCAAATAATTGGAACATTAACGACTGTAACATTCGTTGGACTAGAAACTTAGCTCACAACTTAGTTAAGGAAATTAACATTTCTTTCAACGACTTAGTTGCAGAGCGTATGGATTCATACTTCTTAGACTTCTGGGCAGCTTTCACCGTCCCAGCAGGTAAGGCTAACGGTTACAACAATATGATTGGTAACTATGCTGAATTAGTTGACCCAATGAGCGGTTCAGGTGGTGTTGCAGCTTTGACTTTGCCAGCAGCAGTCTTGAACTTGCCATTACCATTCTTCTATGCTCGTGATACTGGTGTTGCTTTACCAACTGCAGCTATTCCATATAATGATATGGTTCACTACGTTACCTTCAGAAACCTTGAAGAAGTTTTGATTGTTGACAATACTGCAACTAATACTTCTGTACCTTGTCAAGCATCTTATTTGACTGCTACCAATCCTGAGTTGAGATGTGATATGTGGGCTGAGTATGCTATTGTTTCTAACGTTGAGAGAGCACAAATGGGTAAGGCTCCAAGAGATATCCTTATGGAACAAGTCCAAACTGCTCCAAAGCAACAATTCAACCCTGCAAATGTCCAAAACTACGACATCAGATTTGCACATTCTATCAAGGCTTTATTCTTCGCTGTTAGAAACAAGACCAATCCTGCTGAGCAATCCAATTATTCTTCTGCATCTCCAGTCCCACTTGCAACCGGAGTTAACTTCGCACCAAGCTTAGGGGGTGATCCAATTGCGGGAACTACTTTAGCTTATGAGAACACTAACAGATTAGTCAATATGGGATCCGACTACTTCTCCTTGATCGTTCCATACTACACTGCTATCTCTATCCCAAGAGAAACCGGTTACCATTTATTATCCTACACTTTGGACTTAGTCAACACCAACCCAATGGGTTCCACCAACTACGGTAAGTTGACCAACGTATCCTTCCAATTCACTCCATCCGCTGATGCTATCGCAGCTACTACTGGGCCTTTCGCTGCTACTTTAGGTGCTGCTTCTGCTCAACAATACGAAACTATTATTGTCGGAGTCAATATGAATATTATCAGAATTTCTGGCGGTGCTCTCGGTTTCCCCATTTTGTAAGTGTATGGCTATCGCACTTATTGGATTATATTTTTTATTACAATTGCCAAAAAGTGATTTTAAGATTTCTAATTATTCAATTAGAAATAAGATGTCAAAGATCAATTATAGAGAAGCTTTAAAGAACCTTCTTAGTAAAGGTTACGAGTTTGAGCTTGATTTAGATGATGAGAAAGCTATTATCAACTCAAACACAGATGTTACTGGATTTTGTAAGTGTGGAGAAGAGATTTCAAAGAAATGTAAAGATCTATTAAGAAGAGGATGTAGATCTTGCAACACTACAGCTTTAGAAGAAGTTCCATCTGACAAATCTCTTCTTCCTAAAAATCTCGGAGGAGAACAATGGGTTGCAGTACCTGGAGCTTTTATTTCTTCTAAAGGAAGAGCTTGCAATGCTTTTGGTCATCTTTACAGTCTTGATGAAAGATTTAGATGGTTGATGTATGATCCAGAAGAAAATAAACGTAGTTTACAATATGCTGCTATTGTTGTTGCCAAAGCATTTAAGATT